TGATGATATACCTGAAGAATTAGAAGAAGCTCCAGCAGAAGGAGATATTCCAGGTGAAGCTAATGCAGTTAAAGATATTTTAATTAATAGACAAATAGAAAAATTAGAAGCAAGAAAAGAAATTACAAATGATATTGCTGAAGAAAGAAATATTGATAATCAAATTGCAAAATTAGAAACACAAAAAACAAAAGTAAAAGCAGCTACTGGTGGATTATTAAAATTATCTATTGGTGGTGAAGCAGGAACTTCTGAAAGATATGATAGACGAAGAGACTATCAAGCTTATGCAGAAGGTGATATGGTTGAAGATGAATCTTTAATGACACCTACTGGAATGAATACAGAAGATATGGATGGTATTGCTGAAGCTAACATGGAAATGGAAGCAGAAGATAATATGGATATGGAAGATATGGGAGATATGGATGGTGTAGTAGATACATCAGCATTATCAGAAGAAGAAGAAAAAGTTGTAGATGATGCAGTAGAAATGTTTCCAGAACTAGAAGCTATCATTCCAAAAATAGTAGCAACAGAATTTACAGAAGATGGAGAAGTAGAAGGACCAGGTACAGGAACTTCAGATTCCATCCCAGCACTTTTATCAGATGGTGAATTTGTATTTACAGCAAAAGCAGTTAAGAATATTGGTGTAGACAAATTAAGAAAAATGATGAAAGACGCAGAAGCAGCTTATGATGCAGGAATGCAAAATCAAGAAGCTGATGCTGCAATGGCTGAATAACAGAATTTATAGAGAGAGGTAACTCTATGGATAGACAAGCTACCTTCTAGAAATAGAAGCCCTTGTAGTTTTGTTTTTAAACCTAAACACCTACCTTAGCTACCTTCAGTTAAGAAGCCCTAAAGGAGGACAATATGAGTGAAGAAAACAAAGAAGGAAGAAACGAAGCCCAAGCAAATCCTTACAACATGAAGAAGTCTTGGCATACTGATACAGTAATGCCAACTGAACTTAAGAATGCTGATAGTGGATTGTTTGTGCCAAACCCTGATAGTAATAGAAGTGAACCAGAAGCTACTACTCAAACGAGTAACCCAGAAGGTTCTACAGAAAATACTACAGCAACTATGGATAAGGTCCAAGATTCTGCATTAAATGTAGAAACTAACCCTTATAACAAAGTTGATTACAAAAAAAGATATGACGACCTAAAACGATATTATGATAGGAAGTTAGGTGAGTGGACATCAAAGGAAACAGACCTCAAGACACAGTTAAGAGAGAATAGACCTAAGTATACACCACCAAAATCTAAAGAAGAGTTAGACTCTTTTAAGAAAGACTATCCTGACATATATGGAGTTGTGGAAACTGTATCTCACTTGCAATCTGAAAATCAGATGCAAACTTTACAAGAAGAAGTTGAATCTTTGAAAAAGCAAAATAATGCTTTAGCTCAAAGAGAAGCTCAACTAGAGTTAGCGAGAATACATCCAGACTTTAATAATATTAAAGAATCAGATGATTTTCATAGCTGGGCAGACTCACAACCCATGGAAATTAAATCATGGATTTATGAGAACAACTCTGATGGTAAACTTGCTGCAAGAGCAATTGACTTATATAAGAAGGACCGAGGATTTGGTTTAGATAAAAAAACTGAGACAAAGGTTACTCAACCGACACAGGGAGCAGACTTGTTAGTTAAAACTAATGAACAAGTACAAGTTCCTCAATCTAATGATGTAACTTTTAATCGTTCTGATATTGAAAAAATGTCAGATGCAGAGTTTATGGAATACGAAAAACAAATTCTAAAAGCTCAAAGAGAAGGAAGAATTAAATAATTTTTCTTTCATTTTTTATTAACCAATAACAACAAAGGAGTATAATCATGGCTAAATTCGCTGGTGGTTCAACTTATAACTTTGCTTTGTCTGGAAATCAGTCGAATGGTTTCTTCATTCCTGAAATCTATTCAAAGAAAGTGCAAATAGCTCTTAGAAAATCTGCTGTTGCAGAAGCAATCTGTAATACAGATTATATGGGTGAAATTGCAAACTTTGGTGATACAGTAAACATCATCAAAGAACCTCAAATAACTGTTAATGACTACACAAGAGGTCTAACAGTTAACTCAACTAACTTAACAGACGCAGAACTTGTTCTTACAATTGACCAAGCTAAGTCTTTCTCTTTCAAACTAGATGATTTAGAGAGAAGATTTTCTCATGTCAATTTCCAAGCTATTGCTTCAGACAATGCTGCATACAAACTAAAAGATGCAATGGATAGTAATATCCTTACAGCTATTAGTGCAGGTGCTGGAGTAACAACTGGAATGGGAACAACTGGAACTCCGATTGATATCGGATTCGCTTCTGGTGAAGTAGACCCTCTAAATCAAATGGCACTTGCTGCTAAAGAGTTAGATGTCAACTCAGTACCAGAAGAAGGTAGATGGTTCGTAGCTCACCCTGAGTTTTACAATGTACTATCAAACACAGCTTCTAAATTGTTAACTGTAGACTTCAACGCAGGTCAAGGTTCAATTAGAAATGGTTTGGTTGCATCTGGACAACTTAGAGGTTTCTCTATGTACAAATCTACTAATGTTCCTACTAACGACTTATCTGGTGCTTCACCTGCTGGTTCAGCAACTGCACCTGAAGCTTTATTCGGTCATATTAGTGCAACTTCGGCTGCATCTGCTATGAACAAAGTAGAGACTGTTAGAGACACAAGTTCGTTCTCTGATATCGTTAGAGGTCTAATGGTTTGGGGTAGAAAAGTATTAAGAACTGATGCTGTTGGTAAAATCATATATGTGATTGACTAATAGTAAAGTCTTAGTATACTTTACACTATACTTGATGGAGGGGTTGAAATATACCCCTCTATCTAAATAAGGAAACAAGATTATGAAAATTATAGAAACAATAAAAAATAAACTTAAATGCTTACCAGATGATGCAAGACATTTATGGATGTTCCATAGAAAAGCTTGTTTAGCTGCTGGTGTAGCTTTAATAATTTTAATAATAATAATATAAGGAAATAATTATGCCTGGATATGGAATGAAAAAAAAGCCAATGAAACATGGTGGCAAAGTTCATAGAAATAAAAAAGGTCATGGTGGCATGATGGTCATCAAGATTCAAAAGGATAAAAAAAATAAAAAGAAATAGGTAACTATGGGATTAATGTCTTCTCCTGCATGGACTCGTAAAGAGGGTAAGAATCCTAAAGGTGGATTAAATGCCAAGGGGAGGGCATCCTATAATAAAGGTAGAACTAAAACAGGTAAGAAAAGAAATTTAAAACCACCTGCACCTAATCCTAAAAATAAAAAAGATAAAGCAAGAAGAAAATCTTTTTGTGCTAGAATGAGAGGAATGAAAAAAAAATTGACTTCAGCTAAAAAAGCAAGAGACCCTAATTCAAGAATTAATAAATCACTAAGAGCATGGAATTGTTAAATGGCAAAAAATTACTTATCAATTGTAAATGAACTACTTGTAGAGATTAATGAACCAGAATTAACTGGTGTATCTAGTGCAGTAGGTATTCAAAAACAAGTAAGCAATTGTGTTAATAGAGCTTACTTTGATATAGTAGATGCAGTAGATAACTGGGCATGGTTAGCTACTAATACTCCACAAAATGAATATTATGGAAATACATTTGTAGAAACAACATCAGGTACTAGATGGTATCTTTTAAAAACTGGTTCTGCAAATATAGATGCAGATTATGATGCAGTTGATTGGGATAGATTTACTGCAACTACAGAAGGTGTGTCAGGTAAAACAGCTCCACATACAATTAATAAATTAAGTTTTGTTACATTAGATGTTTGGAGAAATACATATGCAAGAACAGAAGAGTTAGATAAATCTAGTTCTTCACCTACATATGGAGTACCATTAAGAGTTATTAGAAGTTCAGATGGTAGAAGATTTGGATTATCACCAATACCTAATGGTGTATACAGAATTTATTTTAATGCATATAATAGACCTGCAGCTTTATCTGCAGATTCAGATGAAGTATTATTTCCAGAACAATACAAACCTGTATTATTAGCAAGAGCAAGATATTACATTTATCAATTTAAAGATAACATTGCACAATCACAATTAGCTTTGGATGAATATAAAAAAGGACTACAAACAATGTCTGATAAATTAAATTCACCACAACCTAAATATATGACTGATGTAAGGTTTACTTATTTACTACCATAGGAAAATAAATGGCAACACAAGGAGCATCCATTACAGTACAAGGTGGATTAGATTTAGTATCTAGTTCTCACGCATTATTTAGAACTCCAGGTGCAGCTACTAAATTACAAAACTTTGAATCTTCTACGACAGGTGGTTATAGAAGAATAAATGGTTATCAAAAATTTGGTGGTGCTAGTGGAGTAATACCATCAGGAGTTTCAACAGAATCTATTGAAGGATTATTTCCTTATGCAGATGGAGTTTTAGTTTGTCAAGGTGATGATATTTATTGGAGTACAACTGGTACAAGTTATACTCAAGTTAATAAAGATACATATAAAACTAAAACAGGAACAGTATCTGTAACAGCAGGTAGTCCAACAGTTACAGGAAGTGGTACAGCTTTTACAACAGAGTTTGCTGCTAATGATAGAATACAAATTAATAATGTTAATTACAGAGTATTATCTATAACAAGTGATACAGTATTAACTTTAGATTTTAATGTAGTATCTAGTATAAGTGGACAAGCTGTTAAAAAAAGTGGTATGTCTTCTTCAGATTTATCTAGTGCAACAGTAGTATCTAGAACAAATCAAGATAATTGTCAATTTGTTAATTATGAATCTGAAGGTACTTATGGTACTGTTTATATTACAGATGGTAATAATAAAATAGCAGAATTTCAAATAACAACAGTTGGTGGTTCTAATGTATTTCATTTTGAAACATTAGAAAGGTCAACACCTGTTAATCCTAAAAGAGCTACAATATTTTCTGAAAGATTAATAGTAGCTGGACAATCAGATTCAGATAGTACAGTTGCATATAGTACTAGGTTAAAACCATATGATTTTACTGGTGCTTCTGCAGGTACAATAGATACTGGAGATGTAATAGTAGGTATAAAAGTATTTAGAAATAGCTTAGTTGTATTTTGCAAAAATAGTATATTTGAGTTGACAAACCTAGATTCTACCCCTATACTTAAATCAGTAACCAAAAATATAGGTTGTGTAGATGGTAACACAATTCAAGAGATAGGTGGTGACTTAGTATTCTTAGCTCCAGATGGATTAAGAACAGTTGCTGGTACAGCTAGAATTGGTGATGTTGAATTAAGTTCTATTAGTAGAAAAATATTACCATTAATAAATAATCTTCTAGCTAACATATCTAGTTTTAAAATATCTAGTATGGTTATTAGAGAAAGAAGTCAATACAGATTATTTTATTTTCAATCTGGTCAAGCAGCTTCTTCTCAAAAAGGAATTATAGGAACTTTTAAATTTGATGCTAATGGAGTACCTGCATTTGAATGGAGTGAAACACTTGGCATGGAAATTAAAAAATGTACTTCAGATTTAGATATAAATAATAAAGAAGTACAATTTGGTGCAAATGAAAGTGGTTATGTGTATCAATTAGATACTGGAAATAATTTTGATGGTTCTAATATAGATGCACAATTTCAAACACCTGATATGGATTATGGTGATAATGGTTTAAGAAAAAGTTTGTATGCAGTTAAAGCAAACATAGAACCAGAAGGTACTAATAATAATTTAAAACTATTAGTACGATATGATTTTGAATCTACAGAAGTTCCACAACCAGGAGCTGTTGCTGTAGGTAACTTAAGTAGTGCTGCAATATTTGGTGCATCATCATCAGTATTTGGTACTTCAGTATTTGGAGCAGTAGTATTACCAAGTAAAAGAATGATTGTAACTGGTAGTGGATTTTCAAATAACTTTAAGTTTTTTTCAAATGATACAGACGCACCTTATTCAGTAAATGGTATGTTTGTATCTTTTATAGCAGGAGGAAGAAGATAATATTATGGCAGGATATACAAGACAACGAACTATTGCAGATGGTAATACAATTGCAGCAGATTTATTTAATGGTGAATACAATCAAATTGTAAATGCATTTAATGTAAATAGTGGACACAAACATGATGGTACTGCAGCAGAAGGACCAGTTATAGGATTAATTGGTGATGCAGGATTAGCAACTCCATTAAATAAAATTGTAGTAGATACAGGTAATGACCATTTAGAATTTTATGTAAAAGTTTCTGGTGCTGCTACTGAACAATTTAAAATTCAAGATGGTGCTATTGTACCTACAACAGATAACGATATAGATTTAGGAACATCTTCTTTAGAATTTAAAGATGCTTTCTTTGATGGTACTGTAACATTAGATGGATTAACTATTGGAAGTGCTACAAGTATTACAGATGTTGATACAGATTTAACATCTGTTTCAGGAAGTGATGATACATTAGCTAGTGCTAAAGCAATTAAAACATATGTTGATGCACAAGTTACAGCTAGTGATTTAGATTTTTCTGGTGATACTGGTGGTTCTCAATCAATTGATTTAGATTCACAATCATTAACATTAACTGGTGGAACTGGTATTGATACTACAGGTTCTGCACAGACAATGACATTTGCAATTGATAATACAGTTGCAACATTAACAGGTTCTCAAACATTAACAAATAAAGTTATTGATGTAGATAATAATACATTATCTAACATTGAAGTAGATAATTTAAAATCAGGAGTATTAGATACAAATATAAGTTCAGTATCTGCTTCTGATGATACACTTGCTTCTGCAAAAGCTATTAAATCTTATGTAGATACTCAAGTTGCTTCTGTACCAGTTGGAGATATTACTTCAGTAGTTGCAGGTACTGGTCTAACAGGTGGTGGAACATCTGGTGATGTAACATTAAATGTTATAGGTGGTACAGGTATTGATGCTAATGCAAATGATATAGCTATTGATTCTACTGTAGCTACACTTACAGGTTCACAAACTTTAACAAATAAAATTTTAACAAGTCCAGTTTTAAATACATCAGTTAGTGGTACAGCATTTAAAGATGAAGATGATATGGCATCTAATTCTGCTACAGCACTTGCATCACAACAATCTATTAAAGCATATGTTGATAATGAAATAGCAAGTGTTCCAATAGGAGACATTACTGAAGTTGTAGCAGGTACAGGATTAACTGGTGGAGGTGCATCTGGTTCAGTAACTTTGAATGCAGAAGTATCAGCATCAAGTACAAATACATTTACTAATAAAACTATAGATGCAGATGGTACTGGTAACTCAATTACTAATATTGAAGATGCTAATATTAAATCTGCAGCAGCTATTGATGCTACAAAAATAGCAGATGGTAGTGTAACAAGTACAGAGTTTCAATTTATTAATAGTTTATCATCTAATGCTCAAACACAATTAGATGCTAAACAAGCAACTATTGATACATCTAATAGATTAAATGCTAATCTAATACATGATGGTTCAGTAGATAATACAGAATTTGGATATTTGAATGGTGTAACTTCTGCTATTCAGACTCAAATAGACACAAAAGCTACTAATGGTTTTGCTGTAGCAATGGCAATTGCATTATAGTTTGTGTTGACAATATAACAAAAAAAAGGTATAATTAGGATAATTCTATGGCACAAGATTTTGAAAGAACATTATCAAGAAACATATCTAACAATGCAGGTTCACCTACAGAACTAAGAGCTGCAGCTAATTCTGATGACGCAATTATTGGAATTAGATGTGTTAATACTGCAGGTACTTCTGTAAACATAACTGTTTATGTGAAGAATGGTGGTAACAATACACATATAATTAAAGATGCACCAATCCCTACAGGTGGTTCATTAGAATTAATTGATGGTGGTTCAAAAGTTGTTTTACAATCTGGAGATTCAGTTGAAGCAGTAGCTTCTTCAGCTTCTTCTATTGATATTATAACAAGTGTTGTAGATACTATCTCAGCATAATAAGGAAATTAACATATGGCATATGTCGGTAGAAAACCTGCAGACGCAGCAATAACAGCAGCAGATTTAGAAAATGGTATTGTCACAGCAGACAAACTAGCAACTAATGCTGTAACTACT